CGGCACCTTGTTTGACGATGTGGCCGAACCGATCCTAAACGGTGCGGTCGACGCTTCGCAGCGTCCGTTGTTCCTGGAGGCGACTTACCAGGACATCAACGCCCCGTTCCGTTCGGGTCGTGTCCTCGGGCGTCCGACGTACCTGTCGGATCACGTGGCCGCGGGTACCACGGTCGGCTACATGGGTGACTTCTCTCAGATCGTCTGGGGTCAGATCGGTGGTCTGTCGTTCGACGTTTCGGACGAGGCGACTCTAAACATGGGTCCGGCCGAGACCCCGAACCTGGTTTCGCTGTGGCAGCACAACCTTGTTGCTGTCCGAGTTGAGGCGGAGTTCGCGGTGCTGGTCAACGATCCCCAGGCGTTCGTCAAGCTGACCAACGTCATTACCGCCTGATCCTTACTTGCACATGAACGGCGGGGAGTTTCGGATCCCCGCTTTTCGTGAGAACGGAAGACATGCCACAGATCCGTAATAAGGCCAGTGGTGCTCTCGCGGAAGTCGATGACGGTTTGGCCGAACGGCTGGTCACAGCCGGGACTTTCGAGCTTGTCACTGAGTCCAAGCCAGTAGTTCGCAAGGGGCGCAAGCCCGCTGGAGACACGAATACCACAGAGTGAGGTGACAAATGGCGTACGCCACGGCGGAAGACGTAGCGGTGCGCTGGAATCGCACGCTCACCGATGAAGAAACTGCCCTCGTCAATGCGAGGCTTGGGGACGTGGAGCGGCGTATCAAGCGCCGCATCCCGGACCTGGCGGCAAAGATCACTGCCGGGACAGTCGATGTCGAAGACGTGAAGCAGGTCGAGGCCGACGCCGTTCTCCGGCTGGTCCGTAACCCGGACGGCTATATCCAGGAGACGGACGGAAGCTACTCGTACATGCTCAGCCAGGAGGCAGCCTCCGGGAAGCTGGAGATCCGCTCTGAGGAGTGGGAACTACTCGGCTGGCGCAAGCGGGGGATGTTCCAGATCGTTCCCACGATCGTGATGCCGACATGAGTCTGTTGGATCGTGCGACCGAAGACGTAATCGTGTACCCCGAAGAGGTAGTTACCGATATCGACGGGAACACGCGAACTCGTCCTTCTCAGACCGGTATTCCGGCCAAGGCGCGAATCCAAGTGCAAGGACAGTCGGGTACATCCGCTCGTCGACAGGAACAAGACAACGAAGGATACGAGTCCGAGAAGGTTTACCGAATCCGGTTCCCTCGCTCGTTCCCTTACACCCTAGGTGCACAGTCGGTAATCGAATGGCGCGGAAAGCGCTGGGCCGTGTTCGGCGATGTCAATTACTACACCAACTCGCCGCGTACCGCGCACGTCGACTACACGATGAAGAGGTACTGACATGGCCGTAAAACTTATCGGCCGAAAAGCCATGAACCTCGTCATCTCGCACCTGGACGGCGTTGTGGAAGCCGTTGCCGAAGAGGCAAAAGAGATCGGTGTCCGCGCTTCGGCGCGATTGGCTATGCACCGCAAAACCGGTGCCGCACAGGTATCGGTTACCCACGGCGACGTCGATTCGTACGTGAATCTCGACGACCCCGCAGCTATGTCGATCGAATTCGGTCACATGGTGAAGGGCAAGTTCGAGGAAGACGAACCGCAGTTCGTACCGGGGCTTTACATCATCACCGGCGCCGCAGGGCTGACCGGATAAGAAAGAGGGCGCATTGCCTAAGATGCCCCGCGTCCAGGCAGTTGTCCTACCGATTCTGAGGGCTGCACTGCCCGACGTGAAGATTGGTTCGTGGGTCGAGGATATCGACTTCCGCCAATTCCCAATGATCAATGTGCGGCGCGTCGGTGGTTTTCGCCACCCGACCGCGCCCGAAAAGCTTTCGCTTCCCGTAATCGAAATGACGGCGTTCGGGATCGAGGGACTACCCGAGACCGAGCTTCTATACGAGGACGCGCTTGAGGCGCTTTATACGGCAGTCCGGAAGCAGACACAAACGGACGCCGGATATCTGCACTCGATCAAGGAAACGATGGGAGCTACTCAATTCAGCTCCCTTTTTCAGGACTCCTGGCGCGTCCAAGGGCTTATCCAGCTCGGGGTCCGACCTTCCCGAAACTAAGGAGTTTCATTGGCTATCAATGATGCGGCGGTAATCACTGCTGCCTCCGGGTACGTGTTTGTGGCTCCGCCCGGCACCCCCGCCCCTACCCCTACTCAGCTCGAGGCGATCACCGTGACCGGCTCCCCGACCAGCGGCACTTTCACAGTGACTGTTGGAACCGACACCACGGACGCGATCGACCTAGACGCCACTATCGCAGAGATTCAGGCCGCGCTTGAGGCGCTGGACACTGTCGGCGCGGCCAACGTCCTGGTTGCCGGTGGACCACTGCCGGGTACTGCGGTGACCCTGACCTGGGTCGGCAAGCTTCAGGGCAAGACCCTGACTGTCTCGGCTACCGGCTCCCTGACCGGTGGTTCCTCGCCGGCTATTGCCGCGACCGTCACCACGGCTACTAACGGGTGGCTCACCGTGGGGCACACCTCGCGCGAGGAGATGCCCGAGTTCGGTTACGACGGTGGCGATTCCGAAATCAAGGGTACCTGGCAAAACGCCCAGCTCCGCAAGGTCCAGACCGAAATCCCTGCGGATTTCGTGACTTTCCAGCTTCACCAGTGGGACCAGCTCGGACTTTCGCTGTACTACGGCCCGAACGCCTCGGCTACGCCTGGCGTGTTCGGATTCGACGGCGGTGTGGTCGAAGCGAACGAATACGCGCTTCTGATCATCATCGTGGACGGTGCCAACAAGGTCGGATTCCACGCTTCCAAGGCCGACATCGGCCGCGACGATTCGGTACAGACCCCCGTGGATGAATTCGCGAGTCTGCCGATTCGGGCGACGTTCCTGAAGATGCCGGGTCGCCTGCTGTTCTCGTGGATCAGCGAAGCGCTTCTCTGAAAAAGCCGGGAAGGTGCGGTTCCTGGCGGGGCTTCCGCACCTCCCAATTCATTTTCTTAGCCCCGCATTCCCCCATTCTTGAAAGGCCCCGCTATGGCTATTTACTCTCTTGACTCGCTTCGCGAGGACATCGAAAAGAAGTTCGCCCCTGTGACTCTGGAGCTGGCGGACGGTTCCGAGGTTGTTCTACAGAACATGCTTCGGCTTCCGGCTGGCGTTCGTAAGCAGGTGCTTGAGCTTCTTCGTGGTATCCGTCGCGATGACGACGAACAGGAAATCGACCCCGGATTCATCCTTGAAAGCACTCAGAAGGTTATCGAGCTGGTTGCCAAGGATAAGAAGGGTCGCAAGCTGGTCGCACAGATCGGTGACGATCTGGCGCTGACTACGAAGATTATCGAGCTTTGGACGGAGGCTACCCAGCCGGGGGAAGCTCAGAACTCGCACGACTAATAGATAAGTACGGCGAGACTCTAGTCCCGGACCTGAAGCGCTTTTACGGCGTGGATATCCGGGATGTTTTTGTTGAGGGGACCGGGGTTACGCCCCGGTTCCTGCTCAGCCTGATTCTTCACCTACCACCCGAATCAGCAACCGTTGCGGAACAACGGGGCGGACATCAGTTCCTCGGCTGGACCGAAGACCGGTACTTGGCCGCGGGGATCTATAACGCGATCCGGGAACTGACGTGGGCGTTTATCGCCGCGAATTCGAAGAAAAAGCCCAAGCCCCCCGAACCGCTACCGCTCCCATCGAAGGAAGGCAAGCGGAAACAAGAGCACAAGCCCGGCTCGTTCGCGCATATCGCGCTCTCGAATTTGAACAGGGCTAAGCAACGGAAGGAGTGAAGATGTCGGGTCCAGGCGGCAAGGTAGTCGGCCGCGTTTCCGTCAAGGTTCTACCTGACACAGATGATTTCCGCCGCAGGCTTCAGCAGCAGCTAGAAGAAGAAACTCGTGGTCTTGATGTAACCATCAATGCCGAGCTTGAGCGCGGCGCGGCTGAAGAACTTGCCAGTCAGGCAGAGCGCGCGGCCGAAGCCGCTGAACGAGCTGCCGAAGTCGTCGAAGTCGGTATCGAGGCAGAGCGAGGCGCGACCGAGCGTCTGACTGCCTCGGTAGAGGCTGCCGTAGCCAGCGCGGAACGCGCGGCCGGTTCGATTGACGTTGATTTGGACCTGGACGAAGACGGGTTCATGGGAGGGCTTCAGGCTCTCCTAGCGGCGGCTGACGCTGCCGCCGACGACATCGAAGTCAGCATCGACGCTGATGTGGGATCTCTGATCGGGGATCTTGAAGCGGCTGTACAGGCCGCTGAGCAACTGGCCGAGATCGACATAGACCTAGACCTGGATGACTCCGCGCTAGGCAGGCTAGCCGCCGAAATCGAGGCGCTATCCAGCGCAGCGGATGACATCCGTGTCGGCATGGACCTCGACTCCGAGGGACTAGCCGGCGAAGCTCGCGCCGCTGTTGAAGAGGCAGAGCGTGTAGCCGGTGACATCGAAGTAGGGATCAACCTAGACCGGGATTCGATCCGCAGGTTCCAGGCTCGGATGCGTGGTGAGCTGAACAACCTCGCCCGCGATATAGAGATGCGGATTCCGCTCGACGTAGACGCGACTCGACTACGGCGCGAACTAGAGCGCCAGGTCCGCGAGGTAGAGCGAGAAATCAACCGGCTCAACACCGTCAACCTGGATCGCGGTCTCCCGATCATGCAAGGGGTCGACCAGCACGTTGCCCGGCTGCGCCAGCTCAACAACGAGCTTGAGCGCACTCAGCGCGGATTCATCAACAACGAGCGTCAAGGCAACCTGTTCACTCGAACGTTGTCCAACATGGGCCAGGGCATCGGAAACATGCTAGGCAACATTCGCCCGTTCTCGCACGGGATGTTGATCTTCGCCGCTGTTGTGGCGTTCGCCGCCCCGGCGCTGGCTCTGCTCTCGGGTGCTCTTGTCGGGCTACCCGGACTGTTGGCCGCGGTTGCTTTGCCCGCTGCCGCTGTGGCCCTTGGAATCAAGGGACTAGGCGAAGCCGCGAAGGTTCTCCAGGGTGATTTCAACGGCCTTAAGACCACGATGGACGCCGCGTTCAAGGATTCGTTCCTACCGGTGTTCGAAAGCCTTCGCGCGATCTTCCCGGTACTGAACGCAGAGATGCCGAAGCTAGCTACTGGCCTAGCGGCCATGGCCCAAGGCTTTGCCAACGCGGTGACATCAGAAGCCGGTCTAGCGAATCTGACCAACACGATTCGAAACGTCGCCAAAGCAATGGAGACTGCCGCCCCTGGCGTGCAGAACTTCACCGAAGGACTTCTTAACCTGGTCTCGAAGGTGTCGGATCACCTTCCGGGACTGGCGAATTTCTTCAACGATTTTGCTGCCCGGTTCGAAAACTGGGTGAACAAGATTACGAGC